ATCGTTAGTTTCATCTAATGATTCGTCCCCTACAAACCCCCACACCTCTAGTACATCCTTACGTAAACTTTTAGCAGACACAGATACATTCTGACCTTTAGCTGCAATGATAGCATCAACCCTACCTTGAATTTCTGCTATCTCAGCCTCAGTATTAAACTCTACATTATGTAGTTTGAAATGGTTTCTAGGGATGTTCTGGAGATTGGGTTCTCTGGACGACAAGCGACCTGTAACTGTCCCCCAATTAGCATAGGTTGTATGCATTGTGTTAGTTCCCCTATAAGGTTCAATATAAGTTGAGACTAGTTTAGTTAGGGTTCTGTACTGCCTAATCCACCCTGCTAATGGGTGGTTTATCTGTACCAACGCCCCCTCACTCCATGAGTCGTTACCTTTAAGGGTCTTCTGCGGAGATCGGATTCCTAGCTTAGTAAAGGCTCCCCCCACCTGACTAGGACTTGATACATTAAACTGATCTCCTGAAATTTGATATATGTTTTGAAGTACTTCCTCACTACGCTCAGTTAGTTTATGCAACGAACTTTCTACGTAATCATTATCTATGGCTACGCCAACACATTCCATATTATACAGTACCTTCGTAAGGTCTTTTTCTAGCTCCCAAACTTTCGCTTGCCCACTACGCAGAATTTTATCTTTTGAGTCCTCATACAGCCGTAACGTTCCTTCTACATCCTTTTCACAATACGGGCCTAGTATATCAGGAGGACACAAAGAAAAGTCCTTTGTCCATTTATTTTTACGCAAGAGTTGCTTGGTCTCTATGTCATAAGCCCCTGCATCAGGCCCATATCTACGTATGAGTGTGTCTGTGAGGTTTAGAGCATTTACATTAGTACTTTCTGTGAGACGCACCATAACAATAACATCAATCAAATCTTTGTTGTTTACTACTAAACCATCCTTCTCTAGGAACTTCAGGTCAAACTTCAGATTGTAACCAACTATAGTTTTACACTTATTCATCACTTCCATTAGTTTAGTAAATCGTGAAATATCTAAGTTACTATTAGGTGTTTGGTGTCGGAATGGGAAGTAGAAAAGACCACTACTCAAGTTTGAATAGGTGCTTTTCACTCCCACCCCGACACCACACAACTGATTCCCTTTTAGGGCTTGTAACCCGTTAGTTTCACAATCTACTACCCATTCATCGTGTTGGGCTAGAAATTTAATAGCGTGTGAGAACTGTGATTCAGTAGTAACTATCACTAGAAAGGCAGGTCGTCGTCCGAAGCAGCATCAACACTTATAGCAGTGTCCGGTACCGTTACTTCGTTAGAAGCAGATTCTTTTGCTGCTCCATACCGCTCATTCATGTATTCCAAAACTGGAACTAGCTCATCTACCTCTGCAAGCTTCTCGCTAGGGATATCTAATTCCCTAGGACTTACTACCACAGTGTACGAAGTATCCTGCATCCCTGAACCGGTGCGCCGAACTCGAACCACACCCTTATTGAGAGCACCCCAATCGTTGTACACATCTACAAGCTGGTTCCAGATGTAATTACTCCGACCAAAAGCTAGCGGTACGATCTTGAAATCGTCTACGTTCTCTCTGTACAGCTTACGACCGGATGGGCCTTCTACAGGCTCCCATGTGTCTACCCTACGTTCGGTGTGTAGAACATCGTGTACAAACGCCCAAACCCCATATCTGTGGGAAGGTCGGGTTCCTTCTGGATCTGCTGCTAGTGGGCCATTTGCGCCACCAAGAACACTAGTCCATCGACCCTCATCATTGAATGTGTACATCCAGTAATCTGCGAGTTTGGGGTCATCTTCATCACCTGTCGCTACTATAGACATGAAAGCCTGATCACCGTCTTTAAACCACAGTTCTTTCCGTAGTTCTGCCGATGTTTCCGACGCTGTACGCCTATCTATTCTGCTCTGTATTCCACTAATACCTACCATGGATTTCTCCTTTATTTACCAATAATTTCTATCTTTTAGAACTGTATCTAGTATATCAGACTTTCGTATGTCTTGCACATCTTTATACGGCTCTGGAATCCTTACATAGGAAACCCTAACACCTTCACCTAAGACAGTCAAGGCTTTATCTAAACCAATTTGACCAGCTTCATCATTATCAAAACATAGTACTACCTCTCCTACTGAGAACTCCTGAAGTAATTCTGCTTGTGCTTTCGACATATACGCACCGAGTAACGCTACAGCAGGATACCCTGCCTGATCTAACCACATAGCATCTAGTGGGCCTTCTGTTACATATATAAGTGGGGCTTCGTTTACTAGGTGCCCACCAAAAAGTAACTTAGACTTCCTCAGTGAGTGGTTATATAGGTATTTAGGAAACCCCTGCTTTCTTCTCACTGCCCACCCAACAATTCGGGCGAACTCATCCCGTACAGGGAAAGCTAACCCATTCTGTCCGGTTATACCACATTCCCAACGTTTCAAAGTTTTGATTGTGAACTGCCTATCAAAAATCCAATCGGGCACAAATTTGGTGTTGTATGGGAAATCTACTTCCGGAAGTGTGCTTAGTTCGGGCTGCTCATCATCGAAGAATGAGGTATCTATAATAACCTCATGATCTCCTATGAAACTATCTACTTGTTTACCTGATAAACTCAGATACCTTCGTAGAAACGATTTGAGACCTCCCTGCCCACATCCCCGAAAGCAAATCCATACACCTTCTTCTGTGTTGATCGAACACGAGTCATGCTGGTCAGTATGAAAAGGGCACCTAATAGTGAACTGTTCCGCCCCTACTGGGGTATTCAGCCCTGCTTTTAGTAGGACTGCTGACCAGTCAATCATTACTTGCGTCCCTTTCGGTCTAGCTTGTTAGCTCGAACAAAAAGCACAACTTCATTCTCGTAACCGTTAGAATCTCTAACACGACCCCGGCGAATATCAGCTACCGTAATTGGTACAGACGGTTTCCCCGGCCCCTTGCTATTAGCAGTCTTAACGATAACACTGTCCTCATCTTGTTTCAACCATGCGAATAATTGCATTTCTTTCCTCCTAGAAAACGTCATCTATTTCTTTTATCTCACCCTCATCAACATTCCACAAAAAGGTAGACATATCGACCGGTAAATCTCCATCCCTGTACTTCTGGAATTGTATAGAACGCCTGTTATCTGCATCCTCTACCATGCACATAGAAAGTGCAATATCTGAAGCACGGATAAGAGCATCACCAAATGCTACTTGGTCGGCACGGGGGGGCGCAAACATATTTGACGCATCCCTCGTAGCCTGTGTTGATACCATTATAGTTGTGTCTTGGGCTAATGCCAAGTTTTTCAAACCATAGAACAAACTGTGGTTCTGTTCCCACGAAGCTGAATTCTTCATGGCAGTAGATACTAGATATACACCGTCAATGACTGTAATATCTGGAGCATGTTTTCTTATAAGATTAGCTATGCTGTGGAGAGAGATGCTGTCTTCCCCACTTATGTGATCGCATATCAGTAAATTCTTATCGTTTAATTCAGACAGGAACTTAGCGTACTTCTCTTCGTCGATTGGGCTGCCTGTCCTCAAAGCCCTATGGGACAGCCTATAACCACTTTTGTTTGCCATGATTACATCCATACGCATATCAATAGATTTTTTAGTCATTTCAGTGGATACTAGAAGTGTTTTATACCCGTTGAGAGCCGCTGTTGCAGCTATATCAGTACACAACCATGTTTTACCCACTGTTGGTCGAGCGAAGGCAGATATAAGGTCTCCGGGTTGCCAGCCTACGCCCGTAGCATTAATTGATCGGAACGGGGTTTTTATTCCTATAAGACCGTCGCCCATTTTCCGTAGGGCACTCCGCTCTTTCCAATCCTCTAACCTGTCTAAATTACCTGTGTCGTATTCCTGCACATCCTCATCGTACAGAACTTCAATATCGTTCAAATCATGTAATATTTTACCCATTGCTTTTTTAGGGTTTTCGGTAAGTTCTTCCTTGTTACCTGAGAAAGCTGATACAACTTTCCGAAACAACACCTGCTTTTTAAACTCATCTTGGGCATAGCTAAATTCTACTGTTGCTGCATCTTTTCTAAGTTTAGAGAACTCTTCAAGTAATACTGCGTGAGTAGGGAAATCCCTATATTCATCTAAGTATTTCTGTAGAAACATATAAGCATCTTTGTGGACTGCGAAATCGTTCTGAGGGTGTCTAAAAGCTTTATAATTATCCGAATCACATAGGTTAAAGATTAGTGCGGACTCTATAAAATTAAAACTATCACTGTTCATTCTGTACTAATCCTTTACTGAATATAAAATTCTGCCATATGAGTTATGAACAAATACCGATACCCGTTCTTCTGTGGAAGCTTTATCTGCTTCTGCCTTTGCTTCTACATAGATTTTATATGTCCCTAGTATCCACGTTTTCCGCAGTTCAGAGTTTTGGGCGATAACACGGAACAACCCTTCTTTGGGTGCCGCACGACTCATCAAGTCAGTGTAAGGTATCTCTTTTGCTTTGTCAATCGGTGTCATTCCATTTCTCCAACGTCTCTATAGCTTTCGCTAATCTCTGTTTGTCTGATGCGGTCGGGAACCACTTAGTTTCCAAGTGTATCACAGTTCTCCAAATATGCCTAATTTTTGAATCACCTTGTAATAACACACTAGCATACAGATCAGGTCGTTGGCAAGTAGGTAAGTATGAATTAATACCTCCTAATACATACAGCACATGTACATCTTTATGTCCTTGCTTTACTCCACTGTAAAAAGCTCCTACTAGCCGGTCAAACCCGAATGTTTGGATAGCTTCTTTTAGAGCTTTAGTTTCCCTACCTATAAAAGTAGGGCTTTCGTACTCAACATTAAATTTATCTTTATAAAATTTACTAAAGATTTTATATAGTGTTGGTGCGTTTTTAAACTTGGGTTGCGTGGAGGTTAGTCCCAAGGAACTTTTGTTTGACATGCTCCCTCACTGAAGCTAAGGATTGGTTTGGGAAATGTTTCACAAACTGTGTATGTATCTCCTTCAGGGATAGGCCCGATTGACGTAGCGAAAGAAAAGCCAGTTCCGGTTTAGTGAGATTTAAAGAGTCTAATAGGTCACTTACTTCTACTATATGTAACCAATCTTTAGGTTCTTGCAAATACATCTCTTGTGATGCGGTTTGCGAAGGGGAGTCATCATCATAATTTCCACTAAAGAATGTTTGCCCTAGGTATGAAGCTTCATTATTTAAATTACGTTTAGATTTGGCGGCTAATGTACGAATTGTGTTTACCATAGTTGTGTGTAGATAGGTGTGGAAAGTGACTTGTCTATCGGGATCGAATCGTTTAGCTGCTTTTAAAATACATATTCTAAGTTCTTGTGCTAAATCATCTCTATGCAACCCATTAATTTTATATGTTGCTAACATCCTAGTTATTTTAGGCTCCCATTGTCTTATTAAGTCATCATCAATTTCCAATATACTGTTCCTTCTTATACTTGTTGTAACATTGGTTGTTACAGAACGCATGTTTATACTTCAAATCATTCGCCCTCCGTACTTCTGATTTTAACCTATATATGGTTGAAGTGCAATAGTCACAAGAGAGTTTTATACGTCGATTTTTCTCTGAACACTCTTTAGAACAAATGGGTCGTCTTTTCCATTTAGCTAATATGGCAGAATTACAAACCACGCAATACAATACGGGTCGTAATCTAGGGGGGTTAGTGTCAAGGTTCCGTCTTTTTAATATTGACCACACACGTTGTTTACTAGCCCCTAACTCCGCAGCGATTTCAGAGACCCTCATAAACGGGTTCTTCTTCCGCAATCGAACAACTTTATTTTTAAATTTCATTAAAAGTCGTCTATAGAAGCTTGCTTCCGTTCGTATTCCTTTACCCAACTAGATAGCATAGCTTTCCATTTAGCAGCTATATAAGCTGCATCTACATCCCCACTCTCATCTGCACGTTTTAAGTGGGAAGATGCTGCTACTATTCTTGCCCATTGTGCATCTGTAAATGTTACTGTTACATCTGGCATAATCTTATCTCCTTACGTTTGGTTCGATTCCTTAATTATACACCTATACTGCTGTTTCTGTTCTGCCAGCCCACGTTTGTGCAAAATGTGCCATTATTTGAATTTATACCTTATGATTACTACACCTGAGCCACCGTTGCCACCACTGTAACCCGTACCGTCCCAGTAACCCTGAGCACCTCCGCCACCGGTGCCTGTATTAGCTCCTCCATTATATCCACTGAAGCCGTATGCACCACTATTTCCACCGTTGCCACCAACGGCTCTAGTTACTGAAGAGCCTGTAATTGAGGATGCCGTGCCAGTACCACCAGCACCACCATCGTTACTAGTTGGTATGGAACCAGCAGCACTAGAACCACCACCACCACCTCCTGCATAGTAGGTAAAGTAACCTGCCCCACCAGCATTTCCATACGTGCCACCAGCACCACCATTAGTTAAATCTGTATTCCCTGAGCCACCACCACCAGAACCAGTTCCGTTTGCTTTACCACTGCCACTGCCGCTCCAACCACTCACTCCTCCTGCTCCACCACCGCCACCACTTGAGGTGATGGACGAGAAAACACTATCATCACCATTGGCTCCTTGAAATGCATGTCCGTCATTCGCTGTTGCGTAAGTAGCTCCTGCGCCTCCTCCACCAACTGTGATTGAGTAAGACGTAGCAGCCACAGTGAAGCCAGTAGCCGTTCTATACGCACCAGCACCACCTCCACCACTTCCACCCTGACCGTACTGGTGGGTGTGACCAGCCCCCCCACCTCCACCTATTACAAGATATTCAACTACGGCATCGATACCTAAGGTAGTAATCTCAAACGTTCCACTACTATTGAATATGTGGTACTTATAATTACCGTCCACAGTACCATCTGTTTCTGTGTTACCCCCGACACCTTTTGCAACTGTGTACGGAACCCCACCACCTGCTCCGAATCCTAATGTTTGATATCCAAATCTACTCATCTAAGCGTCCGTTGCTGCACTAGTTGTGTAATTAATTTTCACACCTATAAGTCTAGCATCGGAGGAGTGATCGTCAGCAGAAACATCTCTAAGTATTTGAAAGAAAGTTAGTTCGCCATCTGCTGCATTTTCAATAGTCATTGCTCCACTGACTGCACTTATATTCAAATCTTCAACAGTCCCACTATGAGCTTTTGCCGTAGCCACAGTAGGAGTAGGATAAGTTTCATTAATAGTGTCGTTGTCTCCAATACAAGTTCCTGACATAGCCCAAGCAACTGTTCCTGTATTTGTAGATGCTGATGTCCAATAAGCTTGGAAAGTTACAGTTCCAGCATTCCATGATTTTGGAAAAGCCACGGAAAATTG